TAACTTCCCATACCCAATTTGTTCATGTTTTTAATTGAGTGATCCTCCACCACTGACGTTATTGGTAATCCGCCTATATTGGGGGCAGTCTTATTGATGAAATGGGCGGAGATTCGGATTGATAAGTTTTTGGGAGGCTGCCCCACATGCCTTAGATACTGCCTGACTATGCTATATTCCCTAGTTGGTAACCAATGGTTAGTATCTGGAGTGTTATAAGCAACTAGGCCAATTTTGATTAAGTGGTGTAGATCTTGCAAATCGCCGGAAGCATGCCACCTAAAATACTCGACGTCGTAATGCTTAATAAGGTAAGCCATTGCGGGCGCCCATTCCCTATTTGTTAGCGATTCTAGGCGCCTGCGTTGTGCTGGAAGTATTGTTTTGGCAAATGCTGTATATCTACCCTTCAAGGCGTAGCAGTCAGAGCATACGCTATTGTCTATTTCAACAAGCTTTTGTCCAACATTGCAATCATGGGCAGATAGGTTGTACGAGTACTCAGGCATTTTGGACACTCTAGTTGGACCGCCTCCGGTATATTGTTTGGCCAACTTGACCGTCCATTTAACCACTTTGTTTAAGATTCGCATTGTTACCCTCCATTATCGATAGACATACCTATTGTCTACATTGTAAAGAAATTGTCAAGGTGAATATGCGTGTTGACTGTGAAAATGTGCGCAATGTGCGCGCGCGCCCGATCCGCAAATCTGCGGATTCGGGATTCCGGAAATCGGGAGCGCCCAGCGCGAACCGGTGCCTACCCCCCGCTGTAAATTATTAATCCTGAACCTCCCGACCAAATTTTTGTCCTGTTTTCAGGGAACCTGTTTCTGACAGGTCATGTACCTTCCCTCTCTTTTAAGAGAGAGGGGAAAGGTGTATGCCCCCTGTAACAAAATGTGTTATTTTAAAGAGGGTGCGGGGAAGTCTTCGATCTCCTTGTGACATGTCCGGGTAAAACATACTTGTGCGCATGGCCCTACACCTTTTACAGGAGGTATATAAAATGCCAAAAGGTATTGGTTACGGTAAGAAAAAAAAGATCAAGAGAAAGAAATAGTGGTAACACTTGCGGAGTCCCACCGCAGGGAAGCGGAGAGACGGCTGGAGAAGGAGTTTGCCCGTAGGAACTTCGTATCTCCTGACGGGGAGCAGCCGGACTTTCTTGACTATGTAAAGATCCTGGAGCGAAGCCAGCTACATACTGGAGTGGTTGGCGGCGCTGTTTCTTTCCAGAAGTGGGAATACATAATGGAACTTGCCCGCACTCTTGTGGACAACCGTCTTGTTACGGTATTGAAGGCACGTCAACTTGGGTTTTCGTGGACGACTGCGGCTTACACCGCATGGCTTCTGACGTTTAGTCCCGGTACTAACGTGCTGATGATATCCAAGGGTCAGACCGAGGCCTTCTCTCTTCTTGACAAGGTAAGGTTCATATTAAAGAGTTTACCTGATGATTGGCAGGCACCACTGTCGCCTGACTCGCGTAGTGAGATTGGTATACCTTCCCGTGACAGCAAGGTTACCGCCTTACCATCCACGGAGGATGCTGGCAGATCCGAGACTGCGTCCCTGGTAATACAGGATGAGGCGGACTTCCATGAGTACCATGCCCAGAACTACGCGGCAGTCAAGCCTACTATAGACGGTGGCGGACAGATGATCATGGGTAGTACATCGAACAAGAGAAATATGAGTTCTCTTTTCAAGGAGCTTTACCGGAATTCTCCTGAAAACGGTTGGCAGACACTGTTTATACCGTGGGACGCAAGGCCGGAACGTGACCAGAAATGGTATGATTTTGTCAAGGACGGTGTACCGTCGGACGAGCTTCACGGAATGAGTCCCGAGCAGTTCATGGAGCAGGAGTATCCTTCTGACGAACAGGAGGCGCTTTCTCCTCCACGGGCGCAGTCCATATTTGACCGTGACATGATAGCCGGTATGATGGACGACTGTTGTGAGCCTCTGCGTATAATGGGTGCTTCCAGCATATACCAGGAGCCTCGTGGCGGGCGCCGGTATGTGGCAGGCACCGATGTTGCCAGCGGGGTTGGCATGGACTTCTCTGTTACGCTTGTGGTGGACGTGGATTCCGGGTATGTGGTTGCCGACCTGGTATCGAATATGTTGCAGCCTGAAGACTTCTCGATTGCATCTATGGAGTTGCTTGATGTCTATCGGAATCCGGACTGGGGCATAGAGAACAATTTTTCTGACACAGTGCTTACGATGGCAAGGGATATGAACTATCCAAAGCTGTACCGAAGACGGGTTGGCAGGGGGCGTTCTATGAGGCGTGAGTACGGCTGGAAAACAGACCGTGCCAGCAGGGTAAGGTTGTTCGAGGAGCTTAGAGCGTCCTTCAACGCCGGGCATTTGACGATTCCCAACAGGAGGGGGCTTGAGGAGTTTTCGACTATAATAGCCGCGCCCGGGGAAAAGCCCCAGGCCATGGGAGGCGCCCATGACGACTATGTCATGGCCCTCGGAGTTGCCTTGATGGTAAAAGATGAGCGTAGCATTGGGGGAAGGGGCAAGATAATACAGATGCCGATGCTGGCATAGGGGAGTTCTATGGCTGACGTTAATGAAAGGCCGGATATAGACACGATTCTCCGGTTCAGGAAGAAGATGGGAGAGTTGTGGTCCAAGGCCCACGAGGAGTGGAGGGACAACGACTCATACTACAGTCAGAAGTTCAAGGTATGGTCCAGTAATTACCAGGGCAGGCCTGTTTTTTATGACTCTACCCCCACGCATCTCGTGGATCATGCGGTGTCCACGCTTATGAGTTTCTCACCAAGGATACACAGGGAACCTATAGGGGATACCGAGCAGCACAAGCAGGACGCTACCAACCTTGAAAACGGTCTCAAGGCTGTTATGGATGACTCCATAAAGCAGGAGACCAATGTACCGTGGAAGATGATGGCACAGTACATGGTTGCCCACGGTTACACTGCCGTGGAAGGCCCTGTTCTCGCAGGGTTGGGTGAAAGACCCAAGGAACCGGAAAGAAGTGACTTTGACACGGACGAGGAACATAAGGCCGCTATGACCGTATATGGTGCGCAGCGCAGGTCTTACAATCCTATCAGGATTCGTGTACCCCACCCTTCCACCGTGTTGATGAATCCAAGGGAGAAGATGCCTACAATAGCCTTGAAGATGTCCAAGATGACAGCACAGGACCTTCATGAGCAGTCAGTTATAAAGAAGAGGCGCCAGAGGCGCAAGTATGCCGAGATTTTTGATCTTGACAGTCATGATCCGTGGGACGAGGTCGAATGCTGGGACTACTGGACTCCCGGCTGGCATCTGAAGCTTGTGGCAGGTAGTGTCAACAATTACTCGTCACCATCGGCAGAAGCTGCTTCCGTTGTGTGGGCGGAGCGCAACACATGGGGATTTGTTCCTTTTGCACACAGTTTTGCCGGATGGGGCATGGAACTGTCTGACACGGCAGAAAATCCGGCTGACCTTGCACAGGGGATCCTGTCCCCGAACAAGGAGACCATAAGGAAGAGGACACAGGAAGTATCAGCCTTTCACCAGATACTTCTGCGCTTTGCCTTTTCACCTATGGGTACTTCAAGAGATCCAATGTCACTTGCCCAGGCTATAGCCAATGAAGGGATACTGGAAGGGGATCCAATAGACTACTGGGTCATGCAGACCCCGGACATACCCGCATGGGCCATGCAGCTCAGGGCGCAGACGGACTCGACACTTGAGCTGGGGACATACTCCTCCGCGCTTGCAGGAGTAAAACAACCCGGAGTAGGCACAGTGGGGCAACAGGCTATACTTAACACTGCCGGAATGCGTATATTCGGACCGCTCGAAGCACAGAGAGAGCATCTTGCGTCTATAGTGGGCGAAAGAATATTACAACTGGTTGATACCGTGTCAGAACTTACCGGTGGGATTGGCGCTAACGGAAAGAGCCTTACAAGATCCCAGATACATAATATTTACGGTGTTCAGGTAGCTTT